ATTCTAGTGCAGTTTACGACGCAGACACTTGATCTGAGAGCGTGCCGCGAGTGTGAATCAAGTGTCTGCGTCACTGCACTAGCCCACGATGTGATAGCCGCCGTCGATATAATGCACGCCGCCCGTGACGTTCGCGGCCTCGCTACTCGCGAGGAACGCCGCATATGCGCCGACCTGCTCTATTGTCGCAAGCTGATGGGTGGGCGCGCGCTCGGCGGCCTGGTTCAGCAGCTCGTCGAACTCGGCGATACCCGAGGCCGCGCGCGTCTTGAGCGGGCCGGGCGACAGGGCGTGCACGGAAATGCCCCGTGGCCCGAGCTCGGCCGCCATGTATCTCGTGACCGACTCGAGGGCGGCCTTGACCGGCCCCATGATATTGTAGTGCTCGACCACCTTCTCCGCGCCGTAAAACGACACCGTCATGCAGGTGCCGCCCCTCGGCATCAGCGGGATCGCGCGGCGCACCATGCGGATGAAGGAATGGACCGACACATCCATCGCGGTCGTGAAACCGACGCGCGAGACATCCGTCACGCGGGCATGAAGGTCCTCGCGCGGACAGAAGGCGATGGAGTGCAGACAGATATCGATCCGGCCCCATTGCTGCCGGATGCGGTCGAACAGCTCGCTGAACTGCCCGTCCCGCGTCACGTCGAGGGGAAGGATGATCTCCGCCCCGAGCGCCTCGGCGAGCGGGCGAACATGGCGCTCGGCCTTCTCGTTGAGATAAGTTACGGCTAGGTCGGCGCCCTGCTCGCGAAACGCCCTGGCGCAGCCATAGGCGATCGACTGATCGTTCGCGATCCCGATAACGAGGGCTTTTTTTCCCGCGAGAGAGAACAATCGCTTGCTCTTTCCTTCAACACAGCCGCCAATAATTTTTATGTTATTATATTAATATGACAGCTCTGCTACCCCGCCGCCGCTTTTTCGGCGCGCGCCGGCGGCTCCGGGACCCAACCTGGCGGAGCGGCAATCGGCGGCGGGGAAGGACACGGGGCGGCGCTCCGCCTGAAAAGCTGCGCGTCCTGTTCCGTTTTCTTCCCGGCCGGCTTTTGCGCGTTGACCCGCCGAATCCATATATGATAAGCCAATTTCTCCAATCGGAGTGTAGCGCAGCCTGGTAGCGCACCTGCTTCGGGAGCAGGGGGTCGGTGGTTCGAATCCACTCACTCCGACCAATCTTTTATCAAGAAAAACCAGCGACTTAGCTAGATCAAGTCCTGAGCATGGTGCAGGGCAATGCAGGTTCATTGAACCTCGAAGCGTCGATTTTGCGTCGCGGCGGGAGAGCGAATCAGCGCCTCAGCTCCATCGAGCACCCCAAACGAAAAGCCCCGCCGGTGCGAACGGCAGGGCCTCGAAAAAGAATGCGATCTCTGATGGAGACGCTTCTTCCTGCCACAACCCAGAACGCGCATCAAGTCCTGAAATAGCTCTCCACCTGGCCGAACTCGCCGGACGGCTACGTCGGCTATCGCCCGATCATCGTGATCCTGAAAGCTATCACCTCGAAAAGAGCGAGCTGGAGCACGAGTTGCGCCGCCTGTCGGCCTCGCTTCGCATGGGGAGCCGGTCATGACGGAGCTTCCCAACAACGCGGCCGATGACGCTCTAAGCGGCCACGATAATCTGGCTCGGGCGCTTGTTCGGCTGCGCCAGCTCGATGGCGCCATGATCGATGTGGCCCTGGCCTATGCGCGCCTCGGCATTCCGGTGTTCCCGTGCTGTCCGAACCGCAAGCGCCCCTTGGTACCGGGCGAATCCGCGCCTGGAAAGAAAGACGGCGGGCTTTATCATGCGACCACCGACCAGGTGAAGATCCGCGCCTAGTGGAAGCGCTGGCCGCGGGCCATGGCTGGCGTTCCCACCGGGGCGGCCTCCGGCTTCATCGTCTTCGACCTCGATCCTGCACCCGGCCAAGACGCCGCGGAGCTGCTCGAGCAATTGCGTGTCCGCGTCGGCGGCAAATTGCCCGCCGCCCTGATCGCACACACACCGCGCGGCGGAATGCATCTGATGTATGCCGAGCCGGCCGACGTCGCGATCGGCAACCGCGCCAACATCTTCAAGGCGGACAAGGGCGCCGGCCAGATCGATGTCCGCGGCACCGGAGGGTACGTGATCTTCGCACCCTCGCAGCGCCGCGGTCCCCAAGCCGTTCGCGACGGGTGCGACGGTCGTTTCTATCAGTGGGACGAGGTCGAGGGACCAGGCGAAGATTTCGCCCTGTCGGGCATGACGCCGGCGATGATCGACCTCATCACGGGGAAGGACACGTCATCGTCCGTTCCGCCCGCTCCGGAGAATGTTGCCACTGGCAGCAAAGCCGAGAAACCGGCCTCACGCCCGGCTGGCAGCCTTGCCGATCGCCGCAAGCGGGCCGCGGCGTCAAAGGCTTTCGATGCCGAAATCGCCGATCTCACACGCACGTCGAGCGGCGGCCGAAATCAGCAGCTGAACATCGCGGCGATGAAGCTTGGACAGCTTGTCGCCGCTGGCGTCCTGTCGAAGACCATGGTCGAGTCGGCGCTCGAGGCCGCCTGCCACAGCAACGGCCTGATTAAGGATGACGGGCTGAATTCAGTGCGAGCGACGATCGCATCGGGCATGGCGAAGGGACTCTCCGAGCCTCGCGACCTATCCTATATCGAGCGCGATGCGGCGGAGAAAGAATACGCACCGCGGCGCGATGCGCGGCCGCGTCCACCTGCCGAATCCGAAAACGCCGCGTCGCGCCGCATCGCCGCCAAGCCTGAGGATTTTTTCTCATTGCCAACGTGCGGCCGGATCGGCTTCGCCTGGCACAATGCCGACGGCATGAGATGGCTATGCACGGCCGAACAGAAAACCACGCGCGACAAGGAGACGGGCGAGGATCGTATTTGGACGGCCCACGAGAAAGTCAGCACGCCGTTCCAGGTCGATGCCTGGCTTCATCTTATCGCCGGGACCGAGAAAGCGACCGGCCTGCGGATCGCGCTGATCGACCCGAAAACCGGCGAACTGAGCACTGTCGACATTCGCCGGTCGCAGCTGTCCGGCCGCCTGTCCGGCACCGTGCTCGAGCGGTTATACGACGCCGGGCTGCAGATCGAGCAGGAAAAGATCGTCGCACAGATCCTGCGATCGATGCGGCCCGACAAGGAAATCGCCATCCTGCCCTGCACCAGCTGGCATGAGCTGCCGGACATGCCCGGAGAGCCGGTTTTCGCTCTGCCAAACGGCGAGATCCTCGGCCCGAGCAAAAACAGGGACATCGAGATGGAGCTGGATAAATCGGTCGCAATCCCGGCCGCCGATGCCAGGCGCGGCAGCTTGCAAGGCTGGCTGAAAGGCATTGAGGCCGTCTTCGGCGATGATCGCGTGCCGCATCTTCAGCTTGGTACGATGGCCGGTTTTGCGGGCCCGGTTCTTACCCTCGCCGGTCTCGATAGTTGCGGCCTAGTCTGGACCGGCCTCACCAGCGGGGGCAAGACCACAGCGCAGAAGCTGGCGGTTTCGGCCTGGTCACGTCAGGAGATCAGCAAGCCGGGCCTGATGAAATCGGCGCACACGACTCTCAACGCCGTCGAAGGCCTGCTGGCCAATGCCAACGGCACATTGCTCGCCCTCGACGAACTGGCGCTGTGCGATGGCAAGCAGATCGGCAAGCTGATCTTCGAAATCGCATCCGGCCGCGGCAAGGAGCGGATGAACTCAGATGGAACGATGCGGCAAAGCCGGAGCTGGCAAACCTTCGTCACGCTGTCATCCGAGCAAAGCCTGGAAAAGCGCGTCATTGATGACGGCGGCGTCTACACCGAAGGCGCGGCATTGCGAATCCTCGATATCGATGTGTCATCGCTGGACAAGAGCCCGAAACCGGAACTCTTCCAGCAGATCGAGCTGATCGAGCAGAATTACGGCCATGCCGGGCCGGCCTTCGTTCAGGGCATGATGAGCAAAGGTCTGCACAGCCGAGGTGAGGAGTTGCGACGCCGGATCATCGACGCCGCGCAGACTCTTGCCCATGGCGAGCCAGGTGAGCGTGAGGATGAAGCGTCGCCGAGCCCTGCATTGATCCGTGCAGCCCAACCGCTGGCGATTGTCCAGGTCGCGGCCGAGCTGGCGCAGGAGTTCGGTCTCATCCCCAGGCAAGCGGATTGTGCCAAGGTGGTGCAATGGGCCTGGGATCGCTTCAGGGAAGCATCTGACAGGTTGGTCAGAACACCCGAAGAGCGCGCCATCGAGGCGCTGAGCCTGTTCATCGCCCAGCGCTGGGACGTGTCGATCCGCGCGATCGACGCCTCCCGGCCAGCCAATCGCGAAGCCGAAGGCTGGTATGATGACGACGCGATCTATATCCCGGCCGGACTGCTGAGCCCGGCCGCCGGCAACATCCTGAAGCAGAAGCCATTAGCAAAGATCCTCAAGGAGAAGGGACTTCTGGCCCGAACGGAGGGCGATCACAGCACGGTCCGCGTCCGTAGCGGCAAGCGCTTCCTCCGCATCTATGCATTGGCACGTGAAGCTTTTTCATCGAAGCCCCCTGAAAAGCCAGTCCCACAATCGTCTCTACCTTATAAAGAAGACTGAGGCTTCAGCCCCCTCCTGCACCCCTAATCATCAGCCAGCCATCCGCCGCCTGTGAATGGCTGGCTGTCTCCATGCCGCCCGTGAGCCTATTCGCGCAGCATCGGGCACACTCACCCCGATAGGCTGATCGCCCTCGCCCTCCCACACCCCGACAAAGCAAGCCACGCGCCGCCTGCATATCTAGCATCAGTCAAAGTGTGCCCGATGCCTATGCTGTGCCCGGTGACGGGCACAGCATAGGGCACAGGTAACAGCATGAAACATAATGATAAATCTGGCTTGTGCCCGATGTGCCCGATGTGCCCGATGCTGTGAGAGACATACACATACGGATTTAGATATGATCATCCCGTTCATTTGTTCACTTTTTGTTCTAACATTCGAGGGATCGCGTATATCTCTCTCACAGCATCGGGCACATCGGGCACATCGGGCACACGGCTATAGAGAGAGACTGTTCTAATAAGGAAAATATATATAATTCAATGAATTGACGCCGTTCGCACCGTGTGCCCGATTGCTCTTAAGCTGTGCCCGATGATGAAACCCAATCGGGCACATCGGGCACAACAAGCCATGCACTCTGCGAATGGCTGGCGCTGATCGTGCACCCGGGCGATGCTCGCCTCACCTGCACTTCGGCAAGACTGGACGGGGGGAGGTCGATTATTTTTCGGAATTCGTCCGGAGACCGGCGCCATACCGACAAAATCTGTTTCGAGGGTTTCGCGATTTTATGTGGTATCTAAATACCTCTGCGGTATTCAGACACCACTAAATGCTTGACGGCGATCGCGAAGCACCTCAGCTTTGATCCGTTCCCGTATGGATCGTGTTTCATGCTTTCGACCGTCCTTAGCTTCCTCGGGCTCGAGCGCCGTTCAACGCCGGCTCTTCCGTCTCCGGAGCTTCTGGCGCTGTTCGGCGCCTCGCCGACCTCGTCAGGCGCCAGCGTCACGCCGCACACCGCCATGCAATGCCCGGCGGTCTACGGTTGCGTGAAGGTTTTGAGCGAATCCGTCGCTCAGCTGCCGCTGATCCTCTATGAGCGCACTGAGAACGACGGCAAGAAACGCGCCTCAGACCATCCGCTCTATGAGCTTCTACACGACCAGGCGAACGGCTGGACATCCGCGTTCGAGTTCCGGCTCGACATGCAGGCCTCGCTCTGTCTGCACGGCAACGCCTTCGCCTTCATCAACCGTGTCGGCGGCCGCATCGCCGAGCTGATCCAGCTTCCGGCCGATACGGTCAGTGTCGACGTGGACGCGGTAACGATGGAACCGGTCTACACCGTCACCGGAAAGGACGGCGTGCGGCGCATCTATGGCCGGCAGGACATCCTCCACCTTCGCACCCTTGGCAATTGCCATATCGGGGCCTCGCCGATCCGCCTGGCCCGCGAAGCGATCGGCCTCGGGCTAACGATGGAGCGCCACGCCGGCCGGCTGTTCGGCGCCGGTGCCAGGCCGAGCGGCGTATTCAAGTACGCCAAGACGATCTCCAAGGAAGCGCTGGAGCGGCTAAAGAAGAGCTTCAACGCCGCTCATTCCGGCGCCGAGAACAGCGGCTCGACGCTGATCCTCGAGGACGGCATGGACTTCGCACCGCACGAGTTCAAATCGGTCGATCTTCAGTTCCTCGAGCTGCGCCGGCACCAGGTCGCCGAGGTGGCCCGCGTCTTCCGCGTGCCGTTGCATATGCTGCAGGACCTGGAGCGCACGACCCACGGCAACGCCGAGACCATGGGCCGCCAGTTCGTCGCCCTGACCTTGCTGCCCTGGCTGAAGCTCTGGGAAGGCGCCATCCGGCGGTCGCTGCTGACGCCGGACGAGCGCGCGACCTATTACGCCGAGTTTCTCGTCGACGATCTGACCCGGGCCGACCTCGCGGCCCGTTTCGCGGCGTACGCCCAGGCCGTCACCAACGGCATTCTCAATCCGAACGAGATCCGCGCGGCGGAGAACCGGCCCCCCTACGAGGGCGGGGACGAGTTCCGGCTGCCAATGAACACCGAAGCGCCCGCCGGCGGGCAATCTGGAGCGAACGACAATGGCCCTGGCAACGCGGCGGCGTAATGCAACCGAGCGCACGATCGATCTGGCCATCCGGTTCGACGCGGGCGGCGATGCTGGCGTCTTTTCCGGCTATGCCAGCATCTTCGGTGAGCCGGACAGCTTTAGCGACACCATCAAGCCAGGCGCTTTCAAGAAGAGCCTGCGCGAGCATGCCACGCGCAAGACCAAGCCAGGCCTGTTTTGGATGCACGATCCAACGGAGCCGATCGGCGTCTGGACCGACCTCACCGAGGACGAGCGCGGCCTGAAAGTAGCTGGCAAGCTGGTGCTGGAGACTGTGCGCGGCAGCGAGGCGCATGCGCTGCTGAAGGCCGGCGCACTCAACGGCCTGTCGATCGGCTTCCGCGCCCGGTCCGCCGAGCGCGGCCCGAACGGCGGTCGCGTCCTTACCGACATCGACCTAGTCGAAATTTCGCTCGTCAGCCTGCCCGCCGCGTCCAAGGCGCGGGTGACGAACGTCAAAACCGTGAAGGCCGTTGGGAGCGCGACGGCCTTCGTCGAGGCCTGCCGGAAGGCGTCACGCTCCCTCAACCAAAGGTGAAACCATGCAACTGATCCCTGAGCCGGCGCCCTGGTCGGCACATCTGCCCCCGATCGAAATCCGCGATGAGGGCGGCGCCGATCCCGACCTGACGGCCGCAACCGAGGCCGTCGAGGAGTTGCGCGCCGCCGTCGAGCGGGACCGCACCGCGACCAACGAGCGCCTCACCACTGAGCTGCGCGCCGTGACCGAGCGGCTCGCTGGCATCGAGACCCGCCTCAACCGGCCTGGTGCGATCACTGAGCCGCCGGCGAACGAGACGCCGATCGAGCAGCGCGCCTTCGCCGCTTTTGTCCGGCGCGGCCGTGAGGTCCTGTCGGCCGATGAAATCCGCGCCCTGCGCGTCTCCGATGACACCGCCGGCGGCTATCTGGCGCCGGAGCAGTTCGTCGCCGAGCTGATCCGCAACCTCGTCGAGATTTCCCCGATCCGGCAGCTGGCGCGGGTGATGCCGACGTCGAGCGGCGCAGTGATGATGCCGAAGCGCACCGGAACGCTCACCGCCAGCTGGACCGGTGAGACCGAGGACAAACCGGAGACCCAGCCCGCATACGGTCAGGTCGAGATCCCGGTGAATGAGTCGAGCTGCTACGTCGATGTCAGCAATCAGCTGCTCGAGGACGCCGCGATCGACATCGCGGCCGAGCTGGCGCTCGACTTCGCCGAGGAGTTCGGCCGGCTGGAAGGCCTCGCCTTCGTCTCCGGCAACGGCGTCAAGAAGCCCGAAGGCTTCATGGTCAACGCCGGCGTCCAGTCCGTCGCCAATGGCCACGCCACCGAGCTGCGGGCGGACGGCCTGATCGACCTGATGCATGCGCTGCCTGAGTTCTACCGCTCGCGTGGAAGTTGGACGATGAACGGCTCCACGATCGGCGCAGTGCGGAAGCTGAAGACGACGGACGGCCAATATCTCTGGCGCGAAAGCCTCGCCGAAGGCAACCCGCCGACCATCCTCGGCCGCCCGGTGGTCGAGGCCAACGATATGCCGGACATCGGTGGCGGCACCTTCCCGATCGCGTTCGGCGATTTCATGCAGGCCTATCGGATCGTCGACCGCATCACGCTGGCAGTGCTCCGCGATCCGTACAGCGTGGCCACTAAGGGCCTGGTGCGGTTCCACGCCCGCCGGCGCGTCGGCGGCCAGACCGTGAAGGCCGAGGCGATCCGCAAGCTGGAGATGGCCGTCTAATCGGCGATCGCATCAACTGACGCTCGAACTTCAAGGAGAACTGCAAATGCGGGATACCGCGAACAATCTCCACATCGTCCGGGCCATCGCGCCCGTCTCGGTGGCGGATAATACCGCCCAGGTGAGCCAGATCATCGACACCTTGGGCTATCGCTCGCTCACTTTCGCCATCGCGGCGGGCTCGCTCGCCGACGCCGACGCGACCTTCGCGGCGCTGGTGGAGGAAGGCGACGCGGCGAACCTGTCGGACGCCGCCACCGTTGCCGACGCCGACCTGATCGGCACGGAGGCGTTGGCCGGCTTCACCTTCGCCGATGATAACGAAACCCGGAAGATCGGCTATGTCGGCAACAAGCGGTATGTCCGGCTGACGATCACGCCGGCCGCGAACGCCTCTGCAGCCCTGCTCGCCGCGGTCGCGATCCTTGGCCATCCGAACGAGGCGCCGACGGCGAATCCGCCAGTCTGATCGTGACCGTCATTCTGGCCGCCGCTGCGCCCCGGCGGCGGCCAGGTCTTGCTTCGCATGAGGCCAGCATGTCCCTGATCCGCACAAGTCCACCCGCCGTTCTCCCTGTCTCGCTCGAGGAGATGAAGAGCCATTCGCATGTGGACGGCACGCTGGAGGATGACAGGATCTCGGATTTCATCCGCACCGCGACGGCGAAGCTCGACGGCCGCGACGGGCTGCTCGGCCGCGCGCTCATCACCCAGAGCTGGCGGCTGACATTGGACTGCTTCCCGCCAGAGATCGTGCTGCCGCTGCCGCCCTGCCAGGCGGTGCTTGAGATTACCTATCTCGACCCCGCCGGCGCGCCGCAGACGCTTGCGGCCGAGGCGTATGAGGTGTTCGGCATCGGCGGCGCCGATCCGGCGCGCATCCGTCCGGTCTTCGGCACCAGCTTCCCGGCGGCGAGGCGCTGGCCGGACTCGGTGATGGTGGAGTTCCGCGCCGGCTACGGCGACGCCGAGGGCGATGTTCCCGAGCCGCTTCGCACTGCGATCAAGCTACATGCCGCGCACCTCATCGAGCACCGGGAAAGCGTGGCGTTCGGCACCTTTGCCGAGGTACCGCAGGGCTATCACGACCTAGTCCTCGACTACCGATTTTGGAGCTTTTAGCCATGCGCGCGGGCGACATGGATCGGCGGATCAGCGTCGAGAACCGGGTTGTCACGACCGGCCCGTTCAATGAGCCGATTATCTCGTATGAGCTTCTCGCCGAAGTCTGGGCCGAGGTGCGCCAGCAGGGCGGTACAGAGTTCTTGCGGGCTCAGGAAGTCACTGCGGAACGGCGAGTCGTGTTCCGGGTGCGCTGGCTTGAAGGCGTCAGCGTCCTCGATCGCATCGTCTACGAGGACCGGCCCCACAATATCACCGAGGTCCGCGAGCTCGGCCGCCGTGAGGGCCTCGAGATCTACACGACCGCCGTCGATGCGGGGTGAGCATGGCCGGCACAGGCAAACGTCGCGATCAGCGTCCCTCGGCAGCGCGCCGCGGCTATGGCGATAAGTGGCGCCAGGCGTCGAAGGCGTTCCTCGCCAGGCCCGAGAATTTCTGGTGCGTCTGCGGCTGCGGCAGGCCTGCGGACATGGTCGATCACAAGAAGGCGCATAAGGGCGACATGAAGCTGTTCTGGGATCGGAGCAACTGGCAGCCGATGAATCGCCGCTGCAACAGCCGGAAGGGCGTGCTGACCGAGGGCGCCTTCGGCAATGCCAGATCGTCCCGTCCCTACGGCTCACCGGGCTGTCTTCCAGATGGCACGCCGCGGGATCGGAACCATTACTGGAACCGGAGCTGATCATGGGTGCACGCGGACCGAAGCCAAAGCCGAGTGCCTTGCGGATGATCGAGGGGCACCCGAACCCGCGCGGCAGCAATCCCGACGAGCCGCAGCCGACCGGCGATCCGGTGCGCCCGGATTACCTCAGCGACGACGCCAAGGCGAAGTGGGACGATATCATGTCGAGCATCCCGCCGGGGATGATCACCGTCGCCGATGCGCCGCTGCTGGAGGCTTATTGCGAAGCGTACTCGGCACACAAGCAGGCCAGCGAAGAGCTGAACCGCGACAAGGATCTGCTCGGCCGTCGGATGATCGTCGACGGTCGTCCCTCCCCCTATTTCAAGATCCGGAACGAGGCTGCGCGCACGATGATCTCCATCGCCACCCGGCTTGGTCTATCGCCGGCGGACCGCAGCGGATTGAAGCTCGGCGTGACCAAAGGGGGCGGGTCCAAATGGGCAAAGCTGATCGCGTAATCGAGTTCATCGAAAATCTCACCAACACTGCCGGCCCCAACGCCGGCCAGCCCTTCAAGCTTCGCGACTGGCAGATCGAAATCGTCCGGTCAATCTACGATCCTGTCCACGACGACGGCCTCCGCGTCGTGCGGACCGCGCTGATCAGCATGCCGCGCAAACAGGGCAAGACCGAACTATGCGCGGCACTCGCGCTCTATCATCTGCTCGCCGATGGTGAGAAGAACGGACAAGTGTACAGCGCGGCCGCCGAGCGGGGCCAGGCCGCGATCGTCTTCAACGCCGCCGCGGCGATGGTGCGCGCCGATCTCGAGCTGAATGCTATGGTCAACATCATAGAGACACAGAAGCGTATTGTGCATTATGCGTCCGGCAGCTTCTTCCAGGCGATATCGTCAGATGCCCGATCGAAGCACGGCTTCAACGCCAGCGCGGTAATCTGCGATGAGCTTGCCCAGTGGAAGAAGCGGGACCTATTCGACGTCTTGACCACCAGCACATCGGCGCGGGCACAACCGCTCACCGTCGTTATCTCCACCACGTCGAGCGATCCGAACAGCTGCATGAGCGAGTTGGTCGACTATACCCGCAAGCTCAAGGCCGGCATCATCGAGGATCCGAGCTTTTACGGCATAGTCTATGAGGCGCCACTCGACGCCGATCCGTGGGATGAGAAAGTCTGGCACGCGGCAAATCCGGCCCTGGGCGATTTCCGCAGCCTCGAGGAGATGCGCACCTTCGCCGATCGCGCCAGGCGCATCCCGTCGCTGGAATCGGTGTTCCGGAACTTGTATCTCAATCAGCCGGTCGACGCCGATCAGCGATTCATCGCCAGTGCTGACTGGGACGCCTGCAACACGTCGGTCGACCTGGAGGCGCTCGCCGGCCGGACCTGCTATGGCGGGCTCGATCTCAGCAGCACGCAGGACCTCACCAGCCTTGTGCTTGTCTTTCCGGACGACGAGGATCCGCCCGGCTACGATGTCCTCGTCTGGTTCTGGACCGCCGGCGACACCATCCGCGAGCGCGGCGACCGGGACCGGGTCCCCTATGCTCTGTGGCGCGATCAGGGCTTCCTGGAAGCCACGCCTGGCCGGGCGATCGACAAGTCCTATGTCGTCGCCCGTCTTGCCGAGATCATGGCCCTGTACGACGTCCAGGGCGTCTCCTACGACCGCTGGCGGATCGATGAGTTCAAGAAGTTCCTCAGCGACGCCGGCATCGAAGTGCCCTTGAGCGAATTCGGCCAGGGCTTCCGCGACATGGCGCCGGCCGTCGATGCGCTGGAGACCGCCATCCTTAACGGCCGGCTGCGCCATGGGGGACACCCCGTGCTGCGCTGGAATGCCTCGAACGCCTCCGTCGAGATGGACCCAGCCGGATCGCGCAAACTCGCCAAGCAGCGCTCAATCGGCCGCATCGATGGTCTCGTCGCGCTCGCCATGGCGGTCGGCCTGGCATCGAAGGCGCAAGGCCCTGAGCGATCTCCCTATGAGTATGACCGCCCCGACGGCTTCCTGTGCTTGTGAGGCGCCGTCATGCTGCAGCTCAGCGAAAAAATCCAGCGCCGACGGATCGCTGAAATCGCACGCCGTGAACGCCGGCTAGGCAAGTCAGAGCGCAAGCGTGCCGTCGCCCGCATTGCACCGCTCTTGAAGAGCGGCGAGCCGACCCCCTTCGCCTTTGAGGCATCCTGCCGGCACGACCTCCGAGCGGAGATGTGCCTTACAGGCATCCCGTGGGCGCGCGCCAATGCGACCGCTGCGGAGATCGTCGCCGAGGCCTTGGCGGCGATCGGCGCCAGGCGGCCGAGCTGGAACGAGGGGCAACCGCGTTGGACGCAAGAGGGATGGTCGCCCATTGAACGAACACGATGCGTCACCTGTGGCGGTCGGCTTCCAGAGGGGCACAGGCTGTATTGCTCAGCCCAATGCTTCGAATTCAAGCGATTCGAAACGAGGCACAAACATGAAAGCGCCTATGATTTTGCCTGCCGGCGTGCGCGCCGCTGGAGCTCACCCGAAACTGGATGATCTGCCGGACGAGGACGATTTTTGCCGGAATTGCGGCGCGGCGCTGCCTCATGACGTAATGTACGGCTGGCGGAAGTTCTGCACTAATAAATGCCGCAATGCCTGGCACTATAGACAAAGCCCTGACGCCTTTCGGGTCCCTCGTCACGGCGAGAGAAAATGCCGGCAGTGTGACGCGAGGTTTGCAGCTTTCACTTCGAAGCAAAAGTATTGCAGCCTGCCCTGTTATCACCGCAGCCTGTTGGGGCGGAGGCCTGCGTGTAGCGTTAGCGCTTCAAGTCATCCGGGACCGGATCGCGGCGTGCACTATGTCGGATGTGGAGAATAATCACCGCCTCCGCCGTCACCGTGTAATAGACCCGATATTGGTAGCGCGTAGACGGCAGGATGCGGATTTCAGGCATGCTTGTCGCTCGACCCGCATATGGCCTGCCAGCGAGGCGTAATATCATCTTATGAAGATGGGCCCGCACGCGTTCGGCGGACTGTGCTCCGGCCTCTTCAAGCAGATAGGCTTGGATACCTCGAAGATCCCGCTCCACCCGGCGGTGAAGGACGAGCTTCAGCCCCATGGCCGGGTTAGCAGATCGAGCCGCTCTGCATCTATGAGGTTTTCGCCACGCTTGGCGTCGGCGAGCGCAGGCTCCAGGATAGCGCGTTCATCGTCGGAGAGTACATAGAAGGCATCCTCGGCAATCTCGACGAGAGCATCAAGAACGGCCTGCTGACGGGGCTCCGGCAACTTGCGCACCTTGGCGAACAGAACTTCCAATTTCTCTTGTGTTGTCGTCATCGCTCAATCGTAAAGGTTGATGCCGAATGATGCAATAGCAGCCGCAGAGAGGCACCAGGGGCGGCCGCGGAGCGATTGGCTGGCTATGTCGGTCCGGCCGAGGCCTTCTTCAACCTCACGCCAGCGCCTCCGCCGTTTTCGTCGATGAATTCGACGCCGGCGGCTTCAAGGGCCTGCCGAATAGCCTGCAACGTCTTTGGCTTCAACTCCTCGCCATTCTCCAGTCGGTTTAGCGTATGCGTTGATACGCCCGCTCTTGCGGCGACCTCACGCACGCTGAGTTTTGCCCCGACACGAGCCATTCTGTATTGGTCCGGAGATAGAATCTGCATGGTGTAGTGAAAAACCAAGTTGACGTAGTGATTTCATGATCCCATAATCACTACACGGTAGCAATTTCGCTGCCGGTAAACAAGGACACAGAGATGACCGAACGTAAGGAATGCACGATCTACCTGGTGGCTTCGGCCGAAGGCTATGAGGTCTCCACCGAGTTGGAGAGCGCGCATGAATTGTACGGCGACAACGTGACCAGCTACGGCGCGCGCCGCGTCTTCAAGCTGAACATCGTGGTCCCGGTGGATGAGATCGTGGTCGAGGGCAACGCCGTGCTGCCCGAGATCGCCACCGAGAAAGGCGGCAATTTCGATATCGAGGTCAAGCCGACCGAGTGAAGCAGGCGGCCTCCGGAGACGCGCCAACGTCTCCGGGGCCCGGTCACATCATCAATTTTTGGGAACCGAATCCATGACCATCGATAAGGATATCAGAAACCACGCGAAATGGCAGGCCTTCGAGATTCTCACCTCATGCGAGTGCATCTCAGCCGGCCTTGAGCATCCCGGCGAACTGCCGGAGGCCTCCGGCCTCTCGCGTGCGCCGGCAATAAAAAATCTGCATGAACTCAAAACGCGCATAGAGCTTGTATGCAAGGTCCTCGGCTTACCTAATTCCGAGGTTGAACGGGCTCTCGCACACGATCCGGAGAGCGTCCTGGACTTCGCCGATCGGACTGGCCAGAGCATTGACTGGCTGGTGTTTGGCGATGAGGCCATGATCCGGGGGAGGCACAACGCCAAGCTCAATGCCGAGCGAATGCGCTGATGCGAGCGAGCCCCGCCGGAGCGATCCGAACGGGGCATTTTCTGCACCTCCTTGCCGAATTCAAAATCTTGATGATCAATCCTATCTGAGAAAGGCACAAAAAGGATTGTACCGCGATAACAAATCGATTAGCCTATATGGGAAATTGGCAGATAGAGTCCGACATGGTTAAATCGAGATTTTTCATAAGTGGTGTAGCATCAATCCTCCATTTGCCTGAAGCGACTATCTCCGGTGCTTTCCGAGTGCTCCGCGAAAGCGGCCTCATGACCTCTGGCGCTCGAGGCGTGAACGCTCCTGACATGACGGACCTGGATGCGGCGCGCATGCTTATTGCGATGCTGGTGAATGATCGGCCAGCATATGCAGAACGGAGCGTGCGCGACTTTGGGCAGCTTGTCTGCATAAATTTCCGTCCTGCAGGCGGAGCAGGCCTTTCGGGCGAGACCCTAGAGGAATTCAAACGAATGTCGGCAGGTTTCACTCTGCAGGATCGTGGGATCCCGGATCGTCATACCTTCGAACAGGGTGTTGCCGAACTCATCCGCATGTATGGCGATGATCGCGACAAAGACTATTGGTTTCATAGTCAATTCGAGATCCCGGAGCGCGGGAGGTTTGACCCGCACACCATAGTTGAAGTCGTTCCCGGCGACCTTGGGGCTTTTATCACCATGCAGGGGAACATCTACAGTTACGATGATCCTCTTATTTATCCGATAAGCGGTGTTCAAAACGATAGCATAGAAATTATCTCTGAAGATTTGGATATTGAAGAGGCATACAACGCGAAGATGTCGCGTTACTCAACCGCGATCAAGAGCAGTCGGTCGATTAGCACCCGTCAGATCGTTGCATTGGCACTCCTAATTCGCGAAGGCGTGGCTCCGCTAAGTAGGTCGCTAAGTTGACAGTCCGGAAGGACGTTTATGCTCATCAGTTAACGTTGCGTTGAGTTCGACGCGGCCTTGCGACCATCCCGATGGCCATGGATGGATCGCAAGCCGCGATCGTTGCGGCAAATTGCTGAGGCATGAGATGACGATAGACGCACCCAAGCCCTTCACACCGCAGAGCCTCGCCGAGCGCTGGGGCTGCTCGCCCGGCTTCGTCTACCGGATGATCGCCGATGGCAAGCTCAAGCCGTTTCGTCTAGGGGGAAAGCTGATCCGTATCAGCGTCGAGGAAGTCGAGAGATGGGAAAGCGGGCAGGCAGGCCAAGATATAAGCCCTACAGCGTCGGAGAATACCGGCTCAACTGGTATGTCGACCAATTCGCCGCAGTCTGGGACCAAGAAGGCCGCCGCCGCCGCCATCGACTTGGCGTCACAACGGAAGATGCGGCGCGAAGGGGTCTTAATGCGTTCGCGCGCTCGCACGCCGCAATAACCGCGGCTGAACAGGCGCAGTCGCAGCACACGATTGCCGGCCTCTTCGAGCGATACTGCGCCGACCGCGAGCTCGAAGGCAAACAGGTCTATCGCGTTCGATGGACCTGGTCGATCATTGGACCGGTCTTCGGCCCGCTGCGCCCCGATGACATCAACAAGATGGTATGTCGCCAGCATGCGGCTGAACGCGCCGCCCTCGGTCGGTCTGCCCATACGGTGCATGGCGAGCTGCGCTTGCTGAGGACTGTTCTCAACTGGAGTGCCAAGGCACGGTTCATCGATCGTTCGCCGAGTGTCTGGCTGCCGCCGTTTCCCCCGGCGCGCGATCGGCATCTCATGCGCGAGGAAATCGAGGCCTTGCTCGCGGCCGCCGAGCTGCCTCACGTGCGGCTGTTCATCATCTTGGCAATCGCCACGGCAGCCAGGCGCAGCGCGCTACTGGAGCTGACCTGGAGCCGCGTCGATTTCGAGCGCGGGCTGATCCATCTGCACGATCCGGACAGAGCGCGCACGAACAAGGGGCGTGCGATCGTTCCCCTGAACGACACCGCCCGCGCAGCGCTCCTCGAGGCGAAATCCGGCGCGATGTCCGACTATGTCATCGAGTGGGCGGGAGCCCCTGTGAAGAGCGTGCGGCGCAGCCTCGATGGCGCCCTGAAGCGCGCCGGACTCAAGGCTAAGGGCGATGGCGCGCATCTGCTTCGCCACAGCGCGGCTGTAATGATGGCTGAAGCGGGCGTGCCGATGAGCGAGATTTCTCAGTATCTCGGCCACAGTTCGACGGTGGTCACCGAAAAGATCTATGCGCGCTACAGCCCGCACTACCTGAAGAAGGCCGCGGCGACGCTCAATCTCGACACCGTTCAGATTCAAGCAGGTGCTCGCAGGTTCAGTGAACCTCAGCGATCCAGAAAGTCACACCTTAGCGTGTAAATCGTAGTAGTAGACGCAAACAAACCAGAAATAAACGGAGGTAAAGAGGAAGAAAATGAAGGCTATACGCACACTTCGGGAGCAGGGGGTCGGTGGTTCGAATCCACTCACTCCGACCAATATTTTCATGGACTTGGCGAAAATGCCACAGGTTCATAGGCGTCTGTAGGTTCGCTGCAGGTTCTATGGATGCATGATTTTCTCATTTTCCGCCGAAAATGTCCGGCATCAGCATTCATGAGAGCCTGATCCAAAAAGAGTTGTGTGATTTCAGCGGCTTATGATTCTCTGCGTTTGCTTAGGACACGGAGGATCGAGATGGCTTGGACTGAAATCACACGCCCGCGATATG